CGGGTTTAGAGGGATGGCGAAGTTGGGGTCCCGACTCCCCAACTTCGCCGCTGCGCGCGCAGAAACTGCGCTTCTACCGGTCGGGTCGGTGACCACCGGCGGAGACCGGTGATCGCTACTCGTGTCAAGATAAACTTGACAATTAGGCCATGAAGCCGAGCGTCGAAGAGAAACGATCGATCTGCAACATGCACTTGGTGGTCGGATCGCGCTGTGCTTCCCAATCGATGTTTTCGATGATGTCCTGATCGATGCCTTCCGGCGCGACGGGGTCGGACGTCAGCTTGATCGCTGGGATGGTGAAGTCATAGCGGTTCGACGCGAGGTCGTGATAGAAGAACGACAACTTGACGGTGTCGTGGTTGACGAACTTGTCGAACAATTCACCGGTCTCGAAGTATGCGGCAAACGAGCCCGAAAGCTGGAAGCGGCCGACGCCGATACCGACTGCGTACTTGTTGCCGACCGCGCGCTGCTCACGCAGGGACGCGTCACCCTTGATGGTGATCGACTGGATAAATGCGAGGCCCGTGTCACCGTCGAGCGCAAGCTCGCCGACGTTCGAGGTCGCATTCATGATTTCGTGCGACGGAGCATCCTTCGGCGTGTACGGAGAGTTGCGCAGCAGGGACGTGTTGTCCAGACGGCGTTCCATCGCACGGCCCATCAACTGGATCGAGCCGGTGGAGATTTCTCCCGACTTGACGTCGAGGTTGAACTGGCCGACACGGAGACCGGTCGCCACGAAGTGACGGTCAACATCTTCGAAGGACGTTTCAACGGTGAACGACTGACGGATGAAGTCCTGAACACGCGACGGGTTGCGGATCATCGATCCCTTGACAACGATCTTGGCCGGACCAGCGTTGGCGTTGGTGGCCGGCTGCGGATCGATGCCGATGACATCGTTGGCAACGGACGTGACGGTGAAGACGCCACGAATGGAGTCGATGCCACCGGAGAAGTCCACGATGGTGATCTGCGAACCGGGATCGTCTTCTTCAACGATCGCGCCGCCGGCTTCACCAGCAAGGTTCACGAGCGTTGCAACGCCGGTGGCGGAAGTCGCCTTGATCTTGAGGTTGCCCTTGGCAGTCTCCAGCATGATCGCAGCCGCGAGATTGTCGGCCGAAGCAACTTCGTCGGCACCCGGAGCGACATTGACGTAGCCCGGAAGCAGAACGCCGCCGAACTGGAAGCCCTTGCGCTTTTCACCGTCATTCACGAGAATGCGTGCGCCTGCGCCTGCGGCGTCAGCAAAGGTGATGGTACCGGATTCCATGCCGAGACCGTCGATGTGAATCTTCTGGCCGACGACAAGCTGCCCGGCGGAGATGGCCGAGGCGAATGCGTTTCCGCTGTTGGAGTCGATCGTGGATGCACCGGAAGTGCCGAAGCGGATCGCGGTGGACTGGACGAGAACGTCGTTGGCGTCCATGACCTTGGACCAGTCGTTGCCGGCTTCGACAATCAGAGGCGTGCCAGAGACGGTGATCGTGGTCAGACCGGAAGCGAACGCGACGTTGGAAATCGTGACGTAGCGGTTGTTGGTCGCCGTCTTCCAGCCTTCCAGCTTGAGGATGCGTCCGATCGTGAAGTAGACGGAAACGTCGCCGGCAATGGTGATGGTGGATGTTGAGGCAACCTTGACGATCTTGCCCTCGAACAGGTCGAAGGTCATCGGGCGGCTCCAGCCGCCGTAAAGGAACGCTGCAAGGAAATCATCGATTGCACCGGCGGAGAACTCGAAATTCACTTCGCCTTCGGCGGAAGCACCGACTTCAACGATGTTTGGAACCATGCGGTCGGAGCGAAGCTCCTGCGAGGTCGTGGTTTCTTTCTGCGCTGCGAGCTTCGAGCCCGTGATACGCATCTCTCGTGGCGCGCCGGAAGCCGGGGTAACACCCCACGCGTTCGGGTCCTCCAAGAGATAGCGGAGGCTTGCGCGATTGCTATCGGCAAAATTACCAGCCATTGTGGTTGCTCCTTGAACTGGACGGTATGGGATTTAAGGGACGGGTCCCACCCATCCTGCTCAGTACAAGAATGCTACGTGATAGGTAAGATTGCGTCAAGAAATTCTTGACAACGGCTCATTGATCATCGCGTTATGCGATGGTTTGAACACCGGTCTGGATGCGCTGGCCGTCGTAGGTGAAGAAAATGCGAGCCGCGACACGAATGAATTCTTTATTGACCATAGCATCGCCGATTTGCTTTTCCCAAAAGGATACTGAAATCGTGGTTCCTTTGAATTTACGATATCCGAAGATTTCGGCGCAGTAACTGGCGAGACGCTTTGCATCGTTCTGCCCGTTTTCTTCATGGTCGATGACGTCGATCTGGATGAATCCGGTCGTGCGTACAACCTTGTTTCGGCCGATCGTGATCGTCTTTTCCGGATTGGTTTTGATGCAGAAGCACACCCATTTACCTGAAGCCGGCTGCTTGAATGGCATATTGTCCCACTGCACTGGCAACGCCGGATAGTCGATAGACATTTCCGACGCGAAGCGCGTCTCGGCGAAGCTGCGGAATTCTTCCTGAAAATCGTACATGTGCGCTCCTTAGATTTGACCGGACTTGACCTGCGCGTAGGTCAATCCGAACATGCCACCCGGCGGCACACGCGATCGTTCCGGAGACGGAAGCATTCCCATCTCCAATTCATATATGTGATGCGCCGCATTGGAAAGCCAGAATTGTCCAAACGGATTCTGATGCACCTTTGCGAGTACGTCGTCTCTGGTTTGGCGGGCGGCGGCGGCGTTGGCTGAACGCCGTCCTTCGTTCTCGACAGGGCCAGACTTAATCTCGGCGAACTGCGATCCGTTCGGCTGTCCGACCGACCAAATCATATTGCGAATTGCGAGGCCGGACCAGACCGGAGTCTTCTCGTGAACGCCGATATCGATCGCATAAATGATCTTGGTCACCAGTCCGACAACCAGCGTCTTCAACTCGATCGGAATCCGCTGCATCTCGCGAATAACACTCGGGATGTTCGACGTATATCCCATCAGGCGCTGCTCACGAAGAAAACGATAGACTGGTTCATCGAACCAATGATCACCTTATCGATCAGCCACGTCGTTCCATCCAGCAAAATGCGATCCTGCGCCTTTGGAAGTTCAGGCGATCCGCTTGCTTCATAATCCAGCATCGCCAGTACCGCTTTGTGTGTGGTGCTCTGAAGATTAAATTTCTTCATATCGGCATCGCTGATGACGCCCACGATCGCGCTTCCGAGCAAGTACGGCGTGTCCGTGCGCACCATCGTGCCTGTGACAGGATCATAGATCGCCGCCGTCAGCAATGAGATCGTCGCGGCGCGGGTGGCATCACCGGCGACCTGAACAACCTTCTTCATCATGCGGCGCGCGATGCTGCCCATTCCCATGGCTTATCTCTTCACAATGTTCTTGAAGCCACGATCGTTCGGACCATACCCGAAGCAGCGCAGCAATTTGGTGAGGAAGGCCGGCGCGAGACGTCCGGAATATCCATCCTGAAACTCGATCTCGACTTCATCAGAGCGAAAGCGCTTGATCTGTTCCGTTTCCAACGATTCATCTGCGTCATTGTCGAGCAGCCAGATCGCGAGATAGACAGTTGCCTTCTTGAGTTCCTTCGGGATGACGCCGTCGCCGATGCAGGCTCCTTCGGCATCGCGCATGCCACGACGCGGCCACTTCAGCGCCTGATCTTCCGGCGGATCGAGACATGGTCCGGTCTTATGGCCGAACCACTGGAAATTGTCATCGAGATAGGCAGTGGCCATGACCAACTGCTTCTCTCGCGCGACGTCGTCGGCGAGCGCAGCCCAAATCGCCTCTTTCTTGGCGTCAGCGGCGAGGATATCGTCGGCGTCAGCCAAAGCAACGTAGCTGTTGGCGTCAGCGACGATCGTGCCGTCTTCAACGGTGAATGTGAACGCCATGACGCCCTCCAAAAATGAAACAGGCCCGCAGTTTAAAATTCGTGCGGGCCTGCGTCAATTTTTTCTTGACAGACGGCTCAAATCAAAGAGACCGGCAGTCCATGGTTGCGGCGACGGCGCTTGAAAGCTCCGACCCATTCGGCTGCTGCTGCGGAACGGACGACGTCATTTTCATCGAAAACCACGATGCCGGCGTTTAGCCCCATATCCTCAACCATTCTTACGACAGTGGAGAGCCCGGACAACTCTCCAAGGTCACGATCCTGATCAACGTCACCACAGATACAAAGGGTGGCGTTTTCACCGAGCCGGGTCAGGACAAGCTCAAGGTCCTCCAACGTGCAGTTCTGCGCTTCATCCACGATGAAGAATGCGTCACTGACGGTGCGACCGCGCATGTGCTCGAACGGCAATGTCTCGATCGCTTTGGCATTTTTGAACTGCTCGATCCGCTGCGGTGTCAGAACCTTTCCGATCGCGTCCATGATCGGAATCATCCATGGCTTGGTCTTGTGATCGTCGGTGCCCGGCAGAAACCCAAGCTTGTGGCGGCTTGGTGCTGCTGTCGGGCGCGACATGACGATCTTGTCGATTACGCCGCTATCAAGCTGCTGCGCTGCAAATGCGGACGGGATGAAAGTCTTTCCCGATCCTGCCGCGCCGATGGCAAATACCACCGGATATTTCTTCAACATTTTGAGTAGGGATGCCTGTTTCTCGTTTCGGGGTTCGAGAACACGCGGCCGGTGCTTGTCCTTTTGGTCTTTACGCAACTGCCGCTTGGATGCCTTCGAAGTGAAGGCTGTTTCCGGGAAATCCGGTTCTGTCACTGATGGGGT